TTCTTTTATAATAGTATCCGCAACCATTAGCGGCAGCCCCTCTTCTAAAAGATAAGGGAAGATATTCTTTTTAAATATCTTTGTTGTTAAGTGGAGATACTTCTTATCTTCAATCGTAATAATTTCTTCTACTAATTTCTTCATAATAATTTTCCTTTCCTTTTCTCATTTACTATAATAATTATACCACAATCTACTTAGAAAGTAAAATCTTATTTAATCCCCAATCTTTTCTTCTCCCTTAATTCTTAATGACGGCATCTTAACGTCTTCATATTCTTCGTCTAAAAATCTTAACTGACAAAGAACACTCCATCTTAATCTAATAGCTGGGTCTAAGCAATAATCTCTAAAATCCTTTATATTAACGTCTTCTGCCGAGCGAACATCTGGGAAAAGCAATTTTAAATAGGCGGTCGCAAGCTTCTTAATTGCTTCAAGATTTCTTGTATCACAATTTCCATTAACTTCAATTAACTCATCAACAATTGCTCTATAGTAGAATTCGTCTCTCATCATATTAAAAATTTCAGTAAGATAATTTGTTGAAATTGCCCAGCCTTCCATCTTTCTGTCTTCTGTGAATCTGCCAATTTTCCAACCCTCAATTATTCCTGCGAAACGGTCAATTAAGGCAGATTCTTTAAGAAACTTTGGTAATGTCTTAAACATATTTGATTTGTCTATTGAGAATTGAGAGCAAGGAATATTACCAATAAGGGTTAATCCTGCGTCCGCTGTGCCGCAATAGCTTCCAATTCTAATTTCTCCGTTTTCAAGATAAGACTTTAATGCCCCTCCCATTTCTTCTGGAGAATTGCATTTAATTGTTTGAACTTCGTCCCAAATTACCTGAGAGCTTGTTGAGAAATAGCCTGCTTTCTTTGTTGTGTTATTGTAGAATGCTGTTGCTCTTGAAACAGAGCCGCCGCCTACAAGCCAATTGTGCTGAGATAGCTGAGAATAGCAATAGCTTTTTCCTGAGCCTTTTATAGCCAATTCAATTGTGTTCAAACGTTTCTCAACAAAAGGAAGAAATCTTTGAAGAAGAGTTAATTTTGCTTCTTCGTCCATATGGTCTGGGTTAAAGTTTAATCCTGCGAGAAGAACATCAATCCATTCTTTTGTTGAAAAATTCTTTCTTGCGTTTCTATAATCGTTAAGGTCAAAAGAATATGGGCAAAGTGGAGTAAAGTCTTCGAGATTGATAATTCCACAATCGTAGGTTAAAGTAATTTCTCCCCAAGCTCCCTCTGGTGTTAGAAGGAATTTCTTATTCTCTGATACAACACTCCAATCAACTTGTGCTTCTGCCTTTTTCTTAGGGAAACCATATTCAGGAAGTGAGAAACAAATTAGGTCATGAGCATAATCAAATTCAATTATTACTTTAGTAAGAAGTTTAATTGAGCCTTTTGAAGAGTGGCGTGCTTCTAATAAACGAATGTTCCACTCATCAGGCTTTAATCTCATTTCCTTTACATATTCACTTAGAGCAAAAGCATCGAGCTTACCACTTCCATTAGTAAATTTATGGAGAAGCCAACTCTTACAATCTGCTGGCATTTCTAAGAAATTCATTAATGTTGTGCTTGATGTTGATTTATAAACTGCGGCTGATGGGAATGCTGATTTTATTTTATTCATATAATAAATTGTCCTTTCAGGATTAGTTTCTTTTCTCATTTACTATAATAATTATACCATAGATTGCTTAGAAAGTAAAATCTTTTTTCTTATTTACTTTTATTATATAATCATAAAGTTCTTCATAAGAATTTACTGGGACACAATCTGTTTTATTTTTAATTAAGCGGAAGTAGTTGAATCTGTTAAAATCAAAAAGACTATCATAAACAAAGAATTCAGTTATGTTAAATTTGTCTTCAAGTAAATCGTTAAGCAAATTAAAAATAACACCATCAAAACCAATATTTAAAATCTGGTCGGCGGCAGAAGGAAAAACAGAATCTAATTTATCAAGAAATTCATCTCTTCTTTTATAACACACTTTAAATTCCCTCATTGTCTTACAAAATAATTCTTTACTAATCATATTTTTCTCCTTTTTATTTTTAGGGTCTTTTCTTATTTACTATAATAATTATACCATAACTTGTTAGAAAAGTAAAATAAAAATAAAAGAGCGATACTATTGCATCGCTCCAGCTAAATCTTATATTCCGTGGTAAAAGTAAAACTTATAGTCATAATAATTTTTCAATAAACTTTCATAGTCTAAAGAACAATAAAAGAAACCATTCACATCAAAATTCTTTGCCGCCCCACTTAATATAGGTTTAATGTAGTAATCATACTGTGCATCGTTCATTATCTTAACTGGGTGCTTATAAACTGTTTGGTCTTTATACCAATAAGAGTAGCAATCCTCTGATATTTCATTATCAGAGATAAACTTATTATAGGTTAAAACAAAACTAATAAATATTGCATCTTCCACCTCATAATTTAAATTAATAAGGTCAAAGTAGCGGCATCTCCATTCTTTTAAAGATTCTTCTGAAAGAAATGTCTTAGAATCTGTCTTATCGAGATTCTCTTTCTTCGGTTTGTCTTTTGCTTTTCTAACAATAACTGGTTTATTTTCTCTTTTTCTAAGAGCAACCGTTTTTTCATTTGGAAATTTATGTGCTGTTCTCACATTCACGTGTCGAGTTCCATTTGGGTCGACGAGAAGTAATAAATTTCCTTCACTATCTTCAAAATATAAACTGCAACTTTCTTGGTCAACAATTTCTTTATACTTGGCGGCGAGTTCAGTTTCAGAATCTGCCGTTATAGAACAAAGAAAATTATATTTAATGAGAATGTTTTTAATTACATCATTAGTTATGATTTTGTCTTGCTTATTAAACTCATTCTCATAAGTATCTTCATCAACTGAAATTAAATAATGAGTTTTTGAATGTTCTAAATACTTCATTACTTTATAAATATAACGTTCCAAATTAATTTCACCTCTTTATTTGGAAAATTTCTTATTTAAAAAGTAGCGATTAGAATAGAGATTTCAAATAACATCATTCTAAAAAAGAAAGGCGGAATTTGAATCCCGCCCTTGATTATTCTGCTGCGGGAGTTTCTTTTGTTTTCTTTGATTTCTTCTTTGCGGCTTTAGCTTTTACAGTGTCTTCATAAACTCTGGCTTCTTCCTCGACATCATATTTAACAATTGTTCTTCCGTTAGCACTTGTAGGTTCTTTATCATAAAAAGATGGACACGAGACTTTAATTAATGCTGGAACATCAACTTCAAATCCATCTGGGTCTTTTCCAATGCCAGCATAGATAGCAATTACATTAGATTCAACCTTAACTGCAACATCGTATTTTGACTGGAGGAATTCAAGAATTTCCTGTGTAATGTCTTCTCTAACGGCTTTCTTTGTTCCTGAAATGTTAAGTTCTCTATAATCTCTCATAATCGTTTTCCTTTCTAAATAGGGGTTTTAGAAAAGGAGATAATTCCTTTTCTTAGAATTAATTGGCGGCTAAGAAGTTTAAATTAAGCCTCTTCAAAGCCCTCTTTCTTTCTCTTCTTGCTTTCTGCTTTCTCAGCAAGCTTGTTCTGATAAGCGGCTGCCTCTGCGGCTCTGTCATAAGTTGTGAATACCTTTGACTTTGTTTTTCTATCATAAAAATCCTTAGCAGAAATACTTACAACGCAGTTCACTTCTGTGTTATTAGGAGAAATTCCTGTATTGATAGCAATATCGCCGCTACCCACCATTGAAACATTATCTGCACCAAGAGCGTCAACAAGAGCCTTATAAACAAGGTCTACTGTTGTTGCACGAGCAGTTGATTTGATTGATGTGCTGTTAATTGTAGCATAAAGAGTTGTGTTCATATAATCCTCATTTCTCCTACACTTAGCAGTAGGTGCTTTATTTTTTTCTTTTATCTCATTTACTATAATAATTATACCATAATCTGAAAGAAAAGTAAAATCTTTTCTTTATTATGAATTTTATTCTAATTCTGAACCACAAATAGGACAAATTAAAACTCCACCTGAAACTTCAAGTTTTGGATAATCATCTCTATAAATTGGGTCTGTGCATTCTGGACAGCAAAAATAAAGACAATCTGGGTCATCTTTATTATAGTTAGAATCAAAGTCCTGTCCAAGAAAAATTCTCATTGCCTTTTCAAAACTAATGTATTTACTCATTTATTTTACTCCTTTTCTCATTTACTATAATAATTATATCATAATCCGTAGAAAAAGTAAAATCTTTTTAGGGGTAGAGATTTTAATTTATTATACAGTTCTCCTCATTTAATTTCGATAGAACTATGTAGAACGAATCCCCCTTTAGATTTTAAAGGTCAAAGTCTGGAGAAGGATATTCCTTATTGGCTGATGTTAAAATATAGTCATAAAGGTCTCCATAAGAAGAAAATTCAACTGGAGCTATGCTCTTTTCTTTAAGAACATAACCCTTGTTTATAGAATTAGCAAATTTATTTAAATCGCATTCAGGCATTGTAGCAAAATATTCTAATATTGAAAGGTTATTTATACAAGGATAATTTGCTTCAAGCAATCTATTTATAGTATTAATGAAGAACATATTGAAATTATGTCCAAACACTTCATTCTCAACGTCTTTAATAATATCTTCCGATTCTGGATATTTTGATTTTAACTTATCAATAAAGGAATGTCTTCTATCAACTTCTTCCTTGAATTCTTTCATCGCAATATTAAAAGAATGTTTTGATATTTTAACCATAATTCTACTTCCTTTCTTAACTTTCTATAATAATTATAGCATAATTTGAATAAAAAGTAAAATCTTTTCTTAGCGGCGGCTTAGCCAATTAATGTACAATTTATAGAATCAACTAAATAAACGGTTCCATCTGCCGCAACAATCTCAATTGATTCTCCATACATAGTCCAAGAATTAATATCAACTGTTTTTTCTTCGCCGCCGACAGTAATAATAGCTGTCTTAAAATTGTAATGTCTTGCAATTACCTTGTTGTTGCCAAAGCCTGTTGCCATATACAACAATGCGGCAACAAAGATAGCAATAATAACAGCTATAAAAATAGTAGCAATTTTATTTGTTCTTTTCTTTTCCATTCTAATTTCTCCTTTTTAACTTACTATAATAATTATACCACAATTTATTTTAATTGTAAAATATTATATAGCAATATCAAAATCTACATCGAGAAGATTAGCAAGCACACTATCCGAATAAGTATTAGCGAGAATTTCTAAACCCTGTTCAATTGCTTCTTCAGTAGTAAGCATTTCGTCATTATCTGTGAAATAGTATGCCCCATCTTTTTCTCTTAACTGAAACTCTATTCCTTTAATAGAATTAACAAGACACTTAATTATAACAATCTGATCAGCAATCGAATTAGTAGCAGTAAAATCTTCTATAATTTTATCTACTACGCATGAATCGCAATACTGCTTATCGTTATCATTGCCAACTATATAAGCATTGCCAACTATAAGCTCGCCGCAACAATCACACTGATAGGTAAAATAGTCTTTACCACGCTTACAATTCGTACAAACTTCACAGCCACAGCAATCATTTACTTTTACAATCATAGTATTTTCTCCTTTTCTTATTTACTATAATTATTATACCATAATTTAGAGAAAAAGTAAAATCTTTTTTAATCCTCAATACTGGAAATTGCAATCTTCATTGTGCCAGCACTCCAATCGAATTCTGAGAATTGACTTGTAATTAAATTAACTACAAACATATCTTTCTCAGTAAGCCCAATTAATCTCTTTACCAATGTATTAAAGTCTATTTTATGGTCTATCCAGTCTAATATAAACGCTAAATTTCTTACATTGCGGCTAAGCATTCTGAAATAGCTATTACTATTCCAAGTTATACTATCTTCACCAATAGGGTCTAACTGTCTGTCTTTCACTATCTGATGAATTAATTCTGCAAGGAACGCTCTATCTACAAAAGTATAGTAATCATCTTTCTTCTTAAGTTTTTTCTACTTACATAAATTTTCTATTTTCTCTGATAGTCGTGAGCAATGGAAAAAATAAGCTATAATAAATTCACCCTTAAAATCTGGTCGATCGATTCTAAGGGCAATTTTCATATCATCTTTCATTTTTAAATCACCTCTTCTTTATTAAGGCTGCCGCCCTCATCAAAGAAGTAGTGATTTTGAGAATTTTTCTTTAAATATCCTCTTTTTATTAGTCCGTCTCTGCCATTGTAGAAGCTATTCTTCGGCATTCCTAAACTAATAAAGTCAGAAGTTCTTAAATCAAATTCAGTTTTGTTTTGCTTTAGTAAATAAATATATAAAATTAACTCGTTCTTCGTAAACGAAAAGTAATCATATTTCAAACTCCAATGCTCCCTCCGTTCTAATTCGCCAACATTCTAAACGATAGAAATCATAATCCCCTTTTGATTCCCAATTCTTTTGTGCGGCGGCTCCTAATCTTTCAGAATCATAGACTCCAAGGATATAACGAAAATCCTTAGGAGCACCAGATTCTTCTACTTCGTTAGAATACCTACAACCTCTTAATATCCAACAACTCTGGCTCATAGTAATTCCTCTTAAACATTAAGCATTATACAGAATAAGAATAGTCCAATTAAAAATGCAGTACAGGAACTTTGAAGTAAAATCAGCTTTTCAAGACCACTATCTGCTTCAAAATAGACGCCAAGAGTTATTATAAAAAATAACATTACAACTATAAAACAAATTAAAAGAAACATTCTTATTCTCCTTTTCTTACTTCTTCAACAGACTATTTGCATAATACTGGAGTATCTGCACAGCATCTATTGAATTAATTTTCTTATCACTATTCATATCATAAGCTTCATCGTAAAATGTAGTTCCATTAACGAGGTCGGCGGCATACTGCTTCAACACAAGAACAGCATCAATTGAATTAATTGAACCATCTCTATTTGCATCGCCTTTAGTTATTGGAATAATTCCTGATGTTGCAGAGATTGAAGTTGAAGTAGTTGTCGTTGTAGTAGTAGTAATTGGAGCTGTAGTGCTTACTGGGTCAATTGTTGACTCAGTTGTATCTTCTATGCCGCCAGCTATTGTAATTACTGCTTTCTTTAATCCTGCAATACTGTAATCGTCCCCAACTATATTCATTATATAGCTTTTTGTGTAGCTAAGAATGTCATATCTATTAGCATAGATAATTGGCTTATCATAGCCTGTATGTTCTGCGGCAAGTGCAATTGTAAAATAACCAATATCCTTCTCATTAACAAACTCATCGTTATTAATATCGTACTCATTAAACTGCTCTTCTGTAAGGTCAATGAATTCTGAATACTGTTCATAATCATAATAAGCATCACTTTTATAGGTCTGGTAGATTGAACTATACCCGTCTATCAAAGCGACAATCTCTTCTGATGATATTGTCTGATTTTCTGTTTCTGCAGCCGCGGCTGTGTTAGATATCATTGCCATTGAGCCAATTAATGTTATTGCTGTGATTACTCCACAAAATTTCTTCATAGTTAGTTTACCTCTCTTATTTGTTTCTATTAAATTCCATTCCCTCTAAGAATATTAAAAATTCATTAGCACTATTAATCCCAAAATACTGTTCCATAAAATCAGACATTTCTTCACTTGCATTTTCAAAAGCTTCTTCTGTGGCGGCTCTGTATTCGCTTATAGAGCTAATCTTTCTATAGGCGAGTAAAGACTTACACTTGTCCTTAAAATTGCTCTCTATTTCAAGAAAGTAATCACTAACTGAAAAGTAATCGCCACAGTCCTCAACCTGATAATTAATTGAAAAGTTATCCATCATATTTTTCTCCTTTTTTAAATGTCTAAAGCACGATTAACCACGAAACAAAACAAGTTCATAATTTTTCCATTTTGCTTTTCCACATTCTTTAATGTCATCTTCAAGAACCTCTGTGATTGCATTAATATAATCCTGTCTAAGAGATTCCCAACCTGAAGCTGGAACAATAGCTTCTGCAATTTCTCCCATTGGAGTTTTTCCAACAATTGGAACTTCGGTACAATCGTAAGAACTTGAAATAAAGTCTTTAACATCTTCGTCAGTAATCTTATCCTTAACGAAATCTCTTATTGAATTATAGAATTTATCCCTTGTTGTAATTGTTTTTCTGCTTTCATAAGTAGTCATAAATCTTTTCTCCTTCTTAATATTTAACAATAAATTCTTTTACCATTTTATTTCTGAATGAATCCCAGTCATAACGAACGGAAATTTTTCCCTTGCGGTCGGCGGCAAAGTTTACCGCTTTTCTCTCTGAATCAAACACTTTTATTAATGTCATCTTGTCCATAGAAATTTCTCCTTTTTGAAATGAAATGGCTTTTCTTAACTTACTATAATAATTATATCATAGTTTTTCTAAAAAGTAAAATCTTTTTTAGATAATGAATGTGTAGTTTTCAAAATCGAAAGTTGATATCAATTGAGAAGAACTTCTTATATAATATGATTTTTCTACTAAAAACTCATACTTACTAATTAATTCTTCTTTTCGTTTTTCTTTTGGAATGTCTTTTGTTGAACAGTAGTACATTATGAAATGTTCTAAGTCCATAATTCCAAGTATTTCACTTTTATCATTATCAAAAACAAGATACTTCATTTTTTAATTCTCCTCTCTTGCTATTATCCCCACATAGCTAAATAAATAACGATAAGAATCTCTTGTGTATGAAAAATTAACCATACCCTGTGGAGCATTCATTAAACAGTCCTCAATATCATTATAAATTACGTTTCTATTAGAAAGTGATAAATCTTTAAATTCATGATTTATAAATTCTGGTAAACTTACATAGAAATTATCAGATAATTTCTTAGGATTACCAAGCTTATAAACTTCCACTCTAATCATTGCGGCGACCCCTCATATTATCTCAATGCCAACTCGTAAGTCAGCATTTAAAGAAGAATCTCTAAATTCAAAAATCATTGAATCTGTTCTTAGAGCTTCTGAATCAATGAAATTCTGCATATCGTCTTCAATCATTGTGATATAATCATGATACTGTCTTACGAGCAACTCAGTATCAGGTGTAATAGCAACATCAATATTATTATGGATATCAATATCTTCATATTTAACCTCTGGTTTTGCGGCGAGAAAATTTTTAAAAGAGTAAACATAATTTGTAAGTACGTCTCCTAAATTTTCGGTTGTCATATATTCTTTTCCTGTTTCTGGGTCTGAAAATCTAAGCATATTTTCTCCTTTTCTTAACTTACTATAATAATTATAGCATAATTTTTTCTGAAAGTAAAATCTTATGAAGGCTGGAAATCTTCAATCTCTACTTCTGAAATGTCAAATTCAAATCCGCCCATAGAGAAAGAATCTCCGTCTGTTGCGGCAATCTCTTCCATTAATTTATTGATGTCAGTTGAATCAATGACTGTTCCAAAAACGTCTCTGGGTGAAGCTGCAACAATATCAAAAAGCTGCTCTCCAATTAGTTCGTAAAATTTTTTCTTTGCATTTTTTTCGCTTACATAAGCAAATTTTTCAAACGTCGGTCCTTCAACAATAAATACTTTCATTTTACTTTCTCCTTTTAAAATATTTCTTTTTCTTCTACAAAACAAATATCTTGGGAATAAATACCCTCTCCATCTTTATAACGCTGAATCATTTCATCAATAAGCTTTTGATTTTCTGTAAGGTCGATATTACCATTTTCATCAGGTATTCCACCAGAATTAATAATATCAATGCAGGCATTTAATGCCTTTTCCTTAGAATCAACAAGCATGAAATCATTATTAACATCAAAAACAGCATAAACTTTAGTCATAATAGAACTCCTTTTCTTAACTTACTATAATAATTATATCACAAATTGAAGATAAAGTCAAATAATTTTTTTTCTTATTCAAAAACCTCAATAGGTTCTAACATAAATTCTCCATATACGTAATCACTCTTTGCCCAATAGATATTATTACCAAACTGACGAGTAATATCACTTCTTAAAAAAGTATCTGTAAGCATCTGTCTTTCTTCATCTATTTCAAAAAGTTCTTCAGATGCATATTCTTTTACATAATCTTCAAAAAGACTAACTATTGTTTCATAGGCAGCTTTTTTGTTTGCAAAATAGCCATAAACTTCACCATCTATAGAGGAAACTATCCAAAGTTCTCTTTTAATTGTTTTCATAGTTTTCTTCCTTTCTTAACTTACTATAATAATTATATCATAATTCCCTCAAAAAGTAAAATCTTTTTTCTCCTGATTACTGTGAATAGCAATCAAAACCATAACTGTTGCCGCACAAGCACAACCATAAACCATTAAATCTTTCTCATTCTGATGCTTTTCTTCCTGAGCAACTCTAAGTTCTTCTTCTGAAAATTCTTTAACCGTAAAAATTTTTTCTGTACTGGCTGCGGCGGCTTTGCTTTGATAGCATAAAACCAGAATCATCAGCAAAATCAAGCATCCAACTCCTATATTATTAACAATAAAACTTAAAATTTTTCTCATAGTACTCCTTAATTTATAAAAAAGAAGGGCTACATTAAGCCCCTCTTATGCAGACAAACAAATCAAATCATATAAATTCTCATAAGAGTGTATATTAACTACTTGCTCATTAACTACAATATCGCTATCATTAAACAAATCAAAATTACAATTGCAATTTTTACAAAAGAATTTTAAAATGCCTGATGAATCTTTTAAAGAAGAAGCTATTGCCTCTACGGCAACATCAGAAAAGCTGCTTTTCTTGCATTCTGCGGCAATATCCTCTCTACAAAATTTATTAATCTTATTGTAAAAATTATCAAATTCATAACTCTGTTTAGAATACTCATTCATAATCCTGCAAAAATTTTCCTTATCCATAAGCTTTACTCTCCATAGTAATCTCCTACTTCGTACTTGTCGTAAACGTCCTTATCGACAGCGATTGTATATGTTTTGCCTTTATTCTTTACGGTAAAATAATAATTATTACCACTCTGCAATATATGGTCGCCGCTATCCGAATCGTAGACATAAGCTACGACAGGGATAAACAATGACTCCTTTTTGGTTATCCTTCCATCAAAAGTAAACAATTTAAATAGCTGAAATATATAAATAAATAATACCATAAAACTTACAAATATATTAAACCAGTCTATATGTTTTGACTTCCACCAAAGGATAACCTGTATTATTGCACAGAAAAGACAAATAACTGAACCAACTGACAGAATCACTAATGATAACATAAAATTTTCTCCTTAATTATTATCTAATTTTGTTGTTCTTTTTCTTTCTTCTAATCTTTCTACTTAAAAAATTAATCTGCTTTATAAGGTTCTGGCATTTCAGTCCAAGCAATTATTGTTAAGTCAACATCATCTACCATGTGCTGCGACAGAACAATATCGTCAAATTCCCAGCCTTTATCATCGCCTTTATAAGTTGCAAACGTAGGGTCTGGAAGTTCCTTGCACTGAACAATTACCTGTTCTGCTATGTTTGGGATTTCAATTTCTGCGATATGCCATGTTATATTTTTCATTTTATATTTCCTCCTTATTGTAGATAATTTTCTGTTATCATATACGAAAGTTTCCATCAATCAAAAAGAGTGTTAATGAAATTAAAAAGATAATCGTCCGAGTCTTTGTCTAATTTTACTCCTTTCTTATTAATAAATTTTTCAAGTTCTTTTGGGGAAGTATTGCTAAGTTCATCTACTGCTTTTTCTACTTCCTTAGTAATATCTTTGCCATTAAAATAGCATTTAAAAGTTGAAGAATTTTTAGATGATGAATCCTCAGATGATGCGGACTTTCTTGGCTCATTTTTTACTTCTGATTTTGTTTCTGTTTTTGGGCTCGCCGCCGTGTCAAAAGATTTAACAATATTCTGCTCAGATTCCTTAGAACCGATTTTAGAAAGAGAAACAGAATAAATTTCCTTACCTACCGCCTCATTATATTCTTCTATGTATCTTATAAGCTCTTTATAAGCTTCATCAATACAGCATTCAATATTAGTGAGTTCTTCTTCTCTCTCAATCTCTTCGATTTCATGTCTCTGCACGCACTCACTAAGCGAATAAATAGATGGGTGGCTCTTTTTGCAAATTGGGCATTCATAGTTAGTAATTTTTTCCATAGTTAAAATCCTCTCCATTAATCAAAATTATAATCATAATCACTCAAATCGTCTTCTCGCTCTTTCTGTTTGCGGCGACGATAATCGTTCTTATTACCTTGAATTTTAGTGATGGGGTTTGTATTGCCCCAATCTCCTCTTTTCTGTTTATCCATTTCTCGTCTTTTCTTTTTTGAAGCCTTATCATAATTTGGAAGATTTCCATTCTTCCTATTCTTTCGACTCATTGTTCTAATCTCTCCTTTAATTTATTTATTAATAAGCCGCCCACCTATCTTCACGGTAGCCGCCAATATCAATTAAGCATGGTTTACCTTCAAGAGTGTAGCCATAATTACCACGATGTAAATCAACAATTTCATAATCCAAAAGTTCTCCAATTAATTCTTTTGTCTCTATCTGTCCAAAATATCTTACCATATCTTTTACAAAAGCAACAGAAAAGCTATAGAAGTCTGTTTCTTCTCTAATAGAGCTGACTATTTGGTCTGAGACTAAGACTTTTTCTGACAGCGGAGTTGCTATATCAAATTCAGCTTTTTCTTGAACAAAAACTGGTATGCCCTGATACTCCCCGATATAATAGTTTGGAAGAATGAAGTTCTGAAGTGTTTCAGTACTGCTATCATATAAAGCTTTTTCTTCTGCAAAAATATCTTCTTCTTGGTCTAACTGCATTGTAATCTCTTCGTCCTCATAAATATGAGTAATAGGTAATTTAATTACATAGTCCTTATCTCTTGGAATAATCACAAGCTTAGTGCAGCCGCAGCTAATCTTACAGCAATAGGTTTCTTGAATTTCATAGGCTGTAGTCCAGTTAGAATAAATTGGCATTTCATCATCATTGTCATCTAATAATTCCTGTGCTACAAAAATTCCTTCAACATCATCTCCAAGCATTATTTCTAAAATTGCTTTAATTTCTTCTGGATTATATTTTTCATTACTTAATTCCATATATTCTCCATTTCTTAGGCAGACTGAACATCTGCCTTATGTAAAAGTAATAAGTCTTCAATAAATTCTTTTGGATAAATCGACATTCTCTTTGGTGGGAAGTTCGAGTTAAAAGGTGTCATGTGCTCGTAAATTAAGTTAGCTCTATAGATTACGTCTTCCTGACGAGAGAAACGCTCTGCAGTTAAGTATAAGTAAGCAGACACGTTGGCATGATAGTAGTAATGAGCAATTCCTTTGTCATCAAATTCCTTTACCAAGTATTTCCCAATATCATGATAACGTGCGGCGGTCATTAAATTGTTTTTTCTTTTGTCGTAAGAATCTCCCTCCAACCACTCTTTAATTAAGTTAGAAGTCGCCAACATATGTTCAGCAACATCAAGCTTGTGATGAGGGTTATCATGAGGAATTAAATTTAATTCTAAGTAATTTTCTAAAGAATGAAAAGGGCGATTTAATTCGATATTAATTAAGTCAAAGCCCTCTCCTTCAGTCGGCGGCTGAAATTGTTTCAGCATTCTCATAACGACTTCTTTAGAAACTCTTCTTTCTCTCTTCTCCATACGCTCAAAAATTAACTCTAAAGGTGTTGCCATCATAACTCCAACTTTAAAAGTTCCTTTTGGCATTGAGCCCAAGAAAGCCATTCTCTTCTTACGATTTAAATTAGTTGCATCTGCAAAAACATTATATCCCATTTTCAAACCATTGACAACTCGTGTATGGAATTCTTTAAAAACAAGCTCGTTATTAGACTGGTCGCCTGCGTCTCCGAATAATTCCTTACGAATTTCATCAGAAGAAATTACCATTGTTCTATTATAATTTTTGTAGGATTCTGCGAGTGTTGATTTTCCTGAGTAAGGCAATCCTATCATTAAAAATAATGTAGCCATAAATAAACCTCTCTTTCTCATTTACTATAATAATTATATCATAATCCGAGATAAAAGTCAAATATTGTTCAATGCTCAATTGCATATAATTCTGCTAATTTTTTATTAGATAGTGAAGTCATATACTCATAAGCTTTATTATCATATGCTTTAAACATTAAAAACTGCTTATGAGGTGCATAGGAATTGAGCACTTTTTCTGCATAATCTTTTCTATCAGGATAGTTTTCTTTCAAGTCTATCATATCAAGAGATAAAGCATAAGACATTGATGCCTGCTTCCAAAATAGAATTCTATTAACAAAGTCTTTTTTCTCTGGGAAATAGGCTAAATATTCGTCCATCTCACCCATATCAACTAAGTTAAGAGCTGCCTCTACAGTTAAATTTCCATTATTATGTAGTTTATGAAGCTTTAACCACTTTAAGTTCTTAACCTTAACTCTATTATTATAATTATCCTGAAGCACAACGCCCTCAAATTCTTTTCCATCAAAAGTAGAAACATAGTTAATAATCTGCTCATAAGAAGAAACTTCAATGCGGCGAGGTCTTAACCAGTCAGTTTTAACGTCAACTTCTTTATAGGTATTATTATCTCTTGCCATTAAGAAATAAAGCTTGGTATCCTCATAATTAACAACGTGCTGATATTCTGGAGATACTAACTCAAAAACATAAGTGTTCTGCGGCGAAAGCTGAGAAGGAGTAATCCCCTGAGATTTCATTGCTTCAATAGCTAAATCTCCAAAAGTTCTTTCTGAATTTCCAAGTGGAGCGTCATTAGCATCAAAAGTATTGCGAGTTGAAATATACCAGTTTCCTTTATAATAATAAAGCATTATAACTGACCCATCTATTTTCTCTGTTGCAAAAACTTTCTTCATGTTTAAAGCCGCCGCCCCTTCTTCAACATAGTTATAGAAGCGATAAAAGCCATAACGAATTACATTAATCTTATTTCCAATTTCAAGAATTAAACCCCTTGCTTCGTTAACAATTTCAGAAGGAACAGAATCAACAGTATAATTAAACATAATTAATGAGCCTTTTTCTTTTATAGACAAAGAATACGGCGGCTTCTGTAATTCATTTTTCCAATCCTTATGATTTACTATATACTCAATAAGTTTCATAACTTTTTTTCTCCTCTCTTAACTTACTATAATAATTATATCATAATCCAAGTTAAAAGTCAAATATCGTCCGCCCCATAATCTAAAATAAAAAAAGAGTCAAGAATTTTTAACTCAATTCTTGACTTTTCCTTTCTCAACCTTCAAGGCTTCTAATTTTTCTTTCTAACTTTTTAATAATTCTCGCATTACTAACTGGGTCTTTAGCTCTTAAAATATCAATTCTAATCTGTAAATCCTTAATTGCTCTTTCTTTTTCCATTTGTATTATACCTTCCTTTACTTTAATTTCTAAGTTCCCTATTTTAAAAGGGTTTGGAAACTCATACGGGGAACGAACCCGTGATTCTATCATAAATAATAGCGTCTTAACCACTTGACCAATGAGTCATGAGGCGAAGAAGTTTTTATAGTGCCCTTTCGCCACGACACTAAAAGTTCTAAAGATTAGATAGGGCTTCTGCAGAAGCTAAACCTGAATCTTTAGAGAAAATTATAGTACTATAACCCTGAGCGTCCTCAGTAGTTTCCCTCCGAGTTGAAACTAAACTCACGCATTTGATAACAGAATACGCACTGTAGTACTGTTTTTTATTTTTTTAAGGAACCTGCAAAGGTGAAACCAGCACTAATCACCAAAAAACCAAAAGCTTTGTGTTTTTCTTTGAAGCAAAATAAAAACTTCCTAAATTTTGCCGCCGAACATTTTTAACTTTTATCTACAGGGTAAGGAATTTCTGCGACTCCGACCTAAGTTTGCCATTAGCCAGAATCGAACTGGCACAATAGAAATATTTCCCGTGCTTTCCACTACACTATAATGGCATTTAAACCGTATATTTATTAGTCGCCAACGGTGAGCGAACAATATTTATAACAAACTACTGTTGTTCTATTTATATAAAGAGTAGTTAGTGCAATGGTGTCATGTATATATCTTGGAGGAATACAAATGTAGACTAACAAAGGAATGCGTAATCAAAGGAAATCACACTAACTACTCTTTTTAGCTTAATTAATCCTCATCTTTAAAATGAGAAGTGTTAAAAATTTTAGACTTAATTTTTTCGCCAGTAAACAAAGCTATCAACACATTCGACAAATATTTCATGCCAAATATAATAATCAATGCTTTTGCGGCGAAGTAAAGAAATTCAATCATTATGCTTTCCTCACTTACTATAATAATTATACCATAATTTTGTTATAAAGTAAAGCTTGGCTCTTCTAACGAAGATTCCAAATAACGAATTTCTTCAAGCCCGCTATCTTCAATTGATTCTTTACGAACATTTTCAACTCTGACTCTTGTTCCATTACAGCGGAAAGAATAGTCATTGTTCATCATTCGTATTATTGAACCAACTTTTGGAATTCGTTCATCGCTATTAAGCTTGTAATCGTATGAACGACCTTTAAAGATTTTATTTTTATCTTTGAATTTTACGGAAATAATCATTTTTAAGTCCTTTCTTTTAACTTTCTATAATAATTATATCATAATTTGCTATAGAAGTCAAACAGTTGGATTATTTGATTTATGTTTTTGAAAACTATAAATTGGATATATTAAATCGTCTTCTTTCCAAGACTTACCTCTATTTATATCATCAATTGCATAAACTGATACGCCAAATTGTTCAGCTAATTCTCTTTTTGGAGTGCCTATTATTAACTGTTGTTTAATTTGATGAACCATATCCCAGTTTAATTTAGCCATTCCATCACTTTCTGGGTGATAATTTCGACCTTTCTGTCCACCTTCATCAATGTTATATCCATTTTGAGATACTAAACTTTGATATTGAATTATATATTCTCTTTCTTTTTTATCTAAAGAATCTTTATCACATAATTCGACAATTTCAAATGAGAAATTTTCAACACCATACTTTCTAATATCACAATATAACGGCATTTCACTTCCGCTTTTTGCCATACTTTGGTGTTTAGCAATTCTTTTTTCAATATTAATTGACTGTCCAATATAAACTTTGTGGTTAATATTGTTGACTATTTTGTAAATTCCACATGAGCCGCCTTTCTTATTTTTCTTAGACCTACCTCTGTTATGGCATTCTTTACAATTTTTTTCGGTATGTGTTTAAATCTTTGCGAAAATAAAAATCTTCAATTGGTTTAACTTCTCCACAAATATTACACTTCTATGTTCTCATTATAATTCTCCTTTCAAAAAAGTACTATGGCTGGCAGGAGGAGCTTCGAACTCCTATGGAAGGTCTCCCTTCCGTCTTCGGTTTTAGATGGTGGCTTATGCAGGTACTGCCCCTGCCAAAACTTTTTATAAGCCGACCGAGGACTTTACCAATTCGTCTACCTGCCAATATATTAAGTATACGCTAATTTAATTTAGCTTCTTTCTTTAAGAAAAATTTTTAGTGGCTTGGGATGTATGCTACGCTCACACCATTCAAGATCCAAAGTCTTGCGTTTTACTGACTAAACTAATCCCAAATCTAAAGTAAAGATAAAACTCTTTTTATCTTTACTATAATAATTATATCATATTTTTCTTAAAAAGTAAAGTAGTTTACTTTCCTTCATCTTCAATTATTTTTTCCCAGCAATCATTACAAAGCACACAATTCTCATCATGAGCTTCAAAAACTTTGCCACACTTTTCACAAACCACTTCATATGTTGTTTCTTTTCCCATTTGCTTTCCCTCCTTTAACTTTTCTATAATTATTATACCATAACTTTCTTAAAAAGTAAAGTAGTTTACTTTTAATCTTCTTTCTTAATATAAGTCCAAGCTTTCTTTCCAAGAGCGTGAATGTAGATATGATTGAATTGGAACTTATCTGGTTCATCTTTTACAATTGTAATCTGATGCTTGATTCCTCTGTCATAGTCTTCTTTCATCGACTCAGAAAATTCTTTACCCCTCATTGGAATCCATTTAGAATTGATTACTTTTAATTCTTTCTTAGTTTCACCATTCTCATCTTTAGTTTCAACTTCTTCAAGCTCAGTTATCTTCATCATGAATTTTGATTTTACAACACGAAAAACTTTTTCATCACCCATTTTTATTTCCTCCTTTCTTTAATTTACTATAATTATTATATCATAATTGAGAATAAAAGTAAAGTATTTTAGTCCCAAAGAGATTCATAATATTGCATTGTTAGCTGCTTTGTTTGTCTCCAAAGTTCAAAATCTTTTTCTTTCCAATCAAAATGTTCTTTTGTACAATATAAGTAATAACCATTTATCATCGTGTTCAATATTTTACGCCATTCTATATGGCATTCATTTTGATTTGGGCTTTTATCACTATTTGCCAAAGAGCTTGGACAGCCTTGTCCCACATCTCGCAATTGGACTAAGCGAGGTAAAATAAAAGCAGCAATTGAAGCGTCAAGATTCCAACTATCTTCAAAATAGAAACCATTTTTCTTATAGAATTTTTTAGACTCTTTATAACGCTTTTTATCTTTTTTAGATATGCGGCAAGTCGCTTTCTTTGCGGCTTTACAAGCTTCTTTAAGAGTTATTTCTTTCATTTTAACCCTCCTTTATTATATTATAATTATATCACGATTCCTTAGAAAAGTCAAGTATTTTGATTCCATATTCTTTAGCACAATCATACTCAATTCTACAGCCACGAGAATTATACCATTCCCCTATAAAATAAATAGCATCAGCGGCCGCCAATAAAGAGATGGAACGACCAAGATAGTAAAGCGGTCCAGCATTAGGGTCTACATTTGTGATAAAAGAATTGATTATGCTTATGTCAACTTTTTCTTTTTTGAACTTTTCTCGTAGGAAATTTTCTGTTTCTGCACGTTCTTTAAGGATTTGTTCATCTGTTCTGCCGTTCATTGGCTGACTTATAAAGATTTTCATTTTGGTTTTCCTCCGTTCATTTATAATTTTATTCAAGAAAATCTGGGATTAAAGACTCATGAAATTTAATTCGCTTCTTTAAAGATTCTTCTGTATATTCAAGCTCTACGATACCTATAGTATTACCTGCTATTTCAATCTGATTAGATTTTTTTCTTATTCTATATTGAAAACCACTCGTTTTTAAAAAGTTAAGAAAAGCACTTGTATAATTACTAATACGAATAGTCCTATATTCTAATTTTAGAAGTTTTAAAAACAAAAGTATTCTCTCTGTTTCTTCATATGGAACTGTTCTTTTTGTAAACATACCGCAATCATTCCTTTTCTTTATTTTCTATAATAATTATACCACAATAAATAAAAAAAGTCAAGGGCTAATAAACCCCTGACTTATATCCTCATGACTGAGTTATTGTCTTTTCAGTTGTTTCAACGGTTGTTGATTCCCCAACCTCATCTTCGAGTTCACTTGTAAGTTCTACAAGCTTAGTCTTGATAGCTTCAAGCTCTTTTTTAAGGAGGTCTGTGAGAATTGTTTCGCCGTAAACAGATTCGTCCTCTGATTTAGAGCCATCATCTTCTACTGTAATCACAGAAAAACTTCCAAAATTGTATGTTGAAGCTCCGATTTTCAGTATAGCATCTTTATTTTTATCTTCAAAATCTTCTATCATTTTCTTAATAACAGCAGATTTCTTTGATAACTTGCAAATCTGAGATTCAACAGAATTCTTTTTAATCTTTATTTCTGACTGTGGCGGCACTGGAGGGTATGGATAGCCAAATGGTGGGTATGGATATGGATACTCTGGAGGCTGACAGTTGCAATTTGTTGCTGTTGTTGAACTTGCTGTTGAATCAGTTGATGTAGATGCCTTCTTTGTTGGAGGGCAGCAATAATATCCGCTAAGGTCTGATGGATATACAAGGTCTGCTATAGCCATAACTTAATCATCTCCTTTTAATTATTTTTCTTTATTTTATATAAAATAAAAGCAGGAGAAAATTCTCCTACTTTTTAAGTGAGTTTTATTATGAATTAAGTCTAAAGAAATCTTCCATCTTATCCCATTCTTTATTCAAAATCTTACAAATCTCCAAAGCACTGCTTTTTTCTACAAAAGTCGCAGAGCTATAACCACATTTTCCTTTTAACTTAGCCCCTTTTGAACGCAGATAGCGTAGGTAATCTGGATAGGTTAAGCCTAACAGGCGTGCTTGTAGAACCCAGTAAGAACTTGTATAGCAATAATCTTTATCTTCTCTGAAAGGACTTTCATCAATTCCAATCATATATTCATTGGTATAAGTCTCTTGAGGTATAAATTTCATAGACAAGTCTCCTTTTGAAGTTCTAATAAATCTAATTTTTCTGCTTCTGTTAAATTACAAGCTTTACAAAAACCTATAGCTCCGCCGCCAAGTTCAGTTATAGCGGCTTTAAAACTATCGCAATTACTAATTGATTTTGAAAAGCCAGCAATAGGTGTTGTATTTTCTACATAATCTTCAATAATATATCTTGAAACAGTAGATGGAGAACAACCTATTATCTTCGCTACTTGGCTTTTAACCCCAATTTCCCTATATAATTTATTAATTTGCTCTGCAATTTCAGGGGTAATTTTCATTTAGTTCTCCTTTATAATAGCCCTAATGCTTTAATTTGTTCTACAATTCGGGTTAATACTGTTAAATCTATAGAGTTCCCCATTAAAAATCCAACAGCCCTATAACTCATTTCACTATTCAGTTTAATAGAATCCTCTAAACTCCAGCCCATTATCCTCATCATTTCAATTCCACTTAGCTTGTAAATTCCTGTTTCTCGTGTGTATAAGCCGCCGCTTGAGCCAGCTTTACCTCCTCCATTAGAAGTTAAAGTAATAGCTTGACCAAAAATTGAATAAATTCTGTTGCCCTGTCCTTCTTTGCCTTGAAGATTTCCAATACGGATTGAATTGCCATAGTTAGGTTCTATTTCATGATACAAAGAAGTATCACTATCAACTAATAATTCCGATTGTGGCGGCAAAAGAATATCTTTAACGATAGTTTTACTTGTAAAATTTTGTGGAAAAATTAATCCTCTGTCTCCCAAAACAGAAACCATATAGACCCTATTTCGTATAGATAATCCTCCATAATCACAAGCTCTAACTTTAGTCCAAGAATTAGCATAGCCCAATGATGCTAAAAAAGAAACCCAGTCAGCAAAGTCATTATAAAATTTAGGACTTAGTAAATTAGCAACATTTTCCATTATTAGAATTTTAGGTCTATTAGAGTTTACTAACAATCTCTTAACCTGATAAAGCAGTGAGGAATTTTCTCCTTGAAAACCCCTCTGCTTTCCTGCGATGGATAAATCAGTACAAGGAAATGAATAAGTCCAAACGTCAGAAGTTGGTAAGGATTCTATCTTTGTAATATCTCCAAAATTTTCCGTTTCACGATTTAAAATATTATAGGCTTTAATAGCTCTCTTATCAATTTCACTAATCCCAATTGATTCAACGTCATCATAGACATTCTTAAAAGCTCTTATTTGTGTGCCAATGCCTGAAAAGAGTTCAATAATTTTAATCAATAATTATTTCTCCTATTTACGTAATATTAGCTATGAATACTTACACTATCATCTGTAATAACCCATCTTTCAATTTTACTATAGATGTCCTCTTCTGAATAAACCCAAAGGTCATCAAACTCCAGACTCGCAATCGCACCAACGATTGATTTTCCATTAACTCTATACCCATTTTTCTTAGATACAAGTTCAACTTTTCCTTCAACCGATTCACAAACTTTAACAAAGTCCTTAATATCAGTCATTCCACCAAGCTCAATTCTATTAAACATATATGTTCTCCTCCTTAGAAAAATAAATCAAATAAAAAATTATAAAAGTTATAAAGTAATAAGAATGCTATTACTATAACAATAATCGTCATCATTCTTTTAATCCTCTCTTTCTCATTTACTATAATAATTATATCATAGTTTATAGAAAAAGTAAAATCTTTTTAGCTTAGCCGCCTTGTCGAGAATTATATCCATAGCTTAATGTTCCATAGAAATTAATCCAATATTTTTCTTTTGCGGCTTGCTCACTTCTATCACAAACTTCTATTACTTCAAAAGAAAAATTCTCTATGCCCTCATTAAACATTACATCGTAAATTCTACCATTAATTACATCAAGCCCACAACCTCGTTTAACGTGTTCCTTGAAACGATTTTTGAAGTTAATAGTTCTACCAACATAGGCTTTTTCGTTATTAATATTAGTAATCTTATAAATACCACCTTTATCTTTATTATCTCCTAATACTCTATCAAAAAGCTCTTCAACTTTACTCTTATAGTAAACATCATAGATAACTTTGTATAAGGCTTCTGGCTTAGAAAAATCAAGAGCCAAATCTTTTAATTTCTTAATATCTCGTTTTGCATTTTCAGTAATAGTAATATGGTAAAAATCTCTTTGCTGTCTAATTTCCTCATCTTTTTTAAAGCGAGCAATAACTTCTTTTTGCTGTTGCTGATATTGCCTAAGCTCTTCTTCAAGAGTCGCCCTTTGAGAATTTATTTGCTCGCTGAATTGAAAAAAATCATTTTCTATTTCATCTTTTTTGTCTTTATAATCTTGCTGGATTTTTCCTAATTCTACAGTAGCTGCCGCTTGTTCATCGGCAATTTTCTTAGATAAATCATTATGTCTTTCTTTTGCGGCAGCTTCTTCTAAAGCATTAAGAGCATCTTGCTTTTTCTTATAATGAGTTTCAAGCTCTTCAATAGCTCTATCGTGTTGAAATTGTTTTTCCTCGAAATGCTCTTTAAGATTTTTTTCTTCCTCTTTAATTTCTCTAATATTATTCTAAATTTCTGCGGTAATTTCTTTTTCATAAGAATCTTTTTTCTTAGTCAAGCCTTTAATTACTGCTTCCTATTCATCAGAAAAGTTCTATTTTGTCTTCTTAAAAGGCAATAGCAGATAAGCAATTTCTAATAGCCCTGCGCCGCCAATCGCACAAGCAAGACAAATTAATATTAATATAGCTGTGTTCATATAACCTCCTTATTCATCTTTTACTATCTTTCCAGTTTTTTCATTATATCTAAGATGATAAACCGACCAATATTCATTCAGATGTTCTTTTCCATACTCAATAAGCTGTTTTTGGTCTTCGGTTAATTTATTATTATCTTTCTGTATTTTATTAATATAACCACATGAAAACTTCTCATTACAATATCCTGCGTCTTCACATTTCGGCTTAAAAATTCTTTCCTCTTTAATTAAATATTCCCACTCATCTGAATAAATAGAAAGACTCTCCAAAATATCTTTCATAAGCTGACGATATTCCCAATAAGCTCGACTACATAATCTCACTCTACTCATATCTATTAAATTTCTTAGATTAGTTCTATGGACTATTTTCGTTTCCATTCCAAGAGGAAGCATCATGCTAATATCTTCTTTTGGAGTGCCATTTTTCTTTAGTTCCTCAATCCCATAAGCAATAGTATTCATTACATTATTATAAACTGTATTAGCCTCGTTATTGTTTTTAATGGACGGCGGCGTAATAAAACCAAAATTCTCATCAAGAACATAACGTGTTGATTCCTGAAGATAAGTAGGGCTGCCGCCTATGTGTCTTTCAAACTCTCTAATAACTCTTGCTGAATAGCCGCTAATCTCCATATAAATTTGAGCATACTCTAAAACTCGACCATGACCACTTTTTAAGCAATCAAGTCCTCTTTTAAAATTCTTTTCATGAGAAGCAGTATCAGCTGCCCAACATTTTCCTGCCATTTCACCAGCAAGAGTAATTGGTTCATCTGTAGTTTCACTTAAAATTATAACTTTTCCATTCTGATTCCATCTTTTTGCTAACATTATCTTCCTCCCCTCTTATTCAAAATTTTCCATTTCTTCTAATTCTCTCATGCTATTAATTAAGTTAGGTAAAGAATCGTAAGACAAAGGAGCATAACCCCATTTTTTAAGACTAATATTTAAGACCCCATTTTTATAAGGCTCATCAATATTAGAAATACTTTGCGGCACAGCAATAAAAATTTTATCAAGTCCTATATTTTTTATAGCTCTTTGATAATAAATTTTATCATTATAAATTCTGACAGATGTTTCCTCATCATCAATTATTCCCACTACAAAATTATTAAGATTTCCTATAAATTCACAACCAATTCTTTCCCATTTTTTAACAAAATCTTTATCATTATTCATACATTCATAGCTAATTGTTCCATTTAGCTGAGAAAAAATTTTGGTCATTTCTTCTTCGTCATCATTCTCAGTAATTTTTCCAAGAATTATAACTGTGTCATTTTCTTCTACAGCTTCATTCCAATTCCTAATTATAAAATTATTATATTCTTCAATAGAATAAGATAAATTATCTGCTTCTATCTTAGAAAAGAAATTTAAATCTGCGGCAATCCAAACCATTTTCAATTCCTCCTTTCTCAATTTTTCTATAATAATTATACCATAAATTCCTCAAAAAGTCAAATATAAAAGAAAAAGAGCAGTTAAAAACTGCTCTCCTTTGTGCGTGAATCCTCATAATAATATTTTCTGCTTTTGTCTTTTGTTTACCTTTTCTGCTAAAAGCATTGAAGTTTGCCAAATTTCAATTGCTTATCTTTTCATTATGAGTGCCAATCATAATTCCTTTTCCTTTTATCTCACTATATAGCAATCTACTGATACAACTCCCTGATTACGGAATTGACAATTACTGCCATAGTAGTAAAAGAAATCTATTACATTAGAATTTCCTGCATCAGAATCATCAACGTAATAATATCCATTCATACTTGGATAACCTTTTACTTCTAAGTAAACCATTGTGCGGCCGTTGTAATTATATCCATAAAGATTATAAAGATAAGAACTTGCAATAGAACCCTTAACAGTTCCATTACCCCAAGAGCAATCTATTAATGAGCGACCAGAGCCTCCACAACGACCGCCGCCATAAGCATAATAAGTTCCTCTTGTAAAAGTCTTTACAAATGATAAATTAGAAGTAATTGGTTCTTCATATAAAGTAATAATTTCAATGTTAGGATTACATTCATCACAAAGTCGAGCTTCTATACCCTCTGTCGTTGTAATCTCATAGCACTCTTCAGATGCCCACTGGCAAGTTGACCTGTGAACATAGTGAGTACTTGGTTTATAAACTATTTTTTCTACTATTTTTTCTGTTGTTGTAGTTGCAATTGTTTCTTTTTCTGTTTTAATAGTTGTTATTACTTTTTCTGTCGTTGAAGAATTAGTAGTAGTTAAGACCGTTGAAGTGGTGAGTGTAGATGATAAAGTTGTTGAAGTGGTGCCTATTGTAATTGTATTAGGGCTATTCTTTATCTTATTTGACTTAACTATTACTTTTATAGTACGTGTTTGTCCATATTCATTTTCTATTTGAATATCTCTTGTGCCAGCCGCCACGCCAAAAAGTTGGTTATCTTTCGTTATTGCGGCAACGTCATTATCTTTAATGCTGTAGGTATAATTTTCTGTTGATATTGTTGTTTTTTCTCCAACCTCAATTTCAATTGGAGATTCAATTTCATTCAACAACTCATTTGCTGCAGATAGATAATCATCTTTCTGCTTAAAGAAGTCCGTGGCTTCAAGGGTTGTAATTACTACACTACTGACAAATATTATAAAGCCAGCACAAATTAACATTATTTTTCTTTTCATTTAAAATTCCTCCTTAATTAAGTCTTTCGACTATTAAGGATTCACGCTTAAAATGTTCAATTAAGAACACTAATTATAAAGTGCTAAAATTACACCTTTTTCATAATAAAATATCTTCATCATCATCTTCAAAATCCCCATCATCATCTTCAAATTCTTCATAAGCCCAAAAAAGA